AACATATAATTTATTTGATGCGGGTTCAAATGTTTCAGTTATTTTATCTCCCCATTGAGTCCCCTCGGATAAAGTTTCATGAGTTGTAATTTTATCACCAATTCTGAGAATGTTAGTATCTTGAGTTTCTAATTTATAAGTGTTGTTAACTGCATCTATAATTGAAAGTGATTTTACAACATAACTTTGAGATGTATTGAACAACCAGTTGTTTTCTTTTACGTTTTGTCCAACTTGTCCAAGATTTTTTATTTTAAGTTTTGATCCAATTTTTTGATTATTAACATTTGGAGAAATGGATACATTGTTTAGAACACCACGAATTTTGACTTGTATACCATTATCAGTCAATCCATCAGATGCGTATGCAAAAGTATTTTGATCAATCGCAGTGTTATCAGCGATTGATGTTGTAATACCTGTAGAATTAATACCTAAAAATTGATTTGTTGTTTTATTTGAATATGTACAAACACCAGAGGATCCATTTTCATATAAAAATGATAAAGTTCCTGAATTAGGAAATGCTAATGTGGAGTCAACATCAATATATGTTTGAGCGACACTAACTTGCCCGATTATTTTTGTCTTGGGGTGAATTGAAAAATTACCATAAAGTAAATTTGTTGATCCGTCTGGACTTGCTGGTTCTACATCTAAACTTATCTTATAAAAAGTGTTCGTGTTAATTCCAACTGATATTTTTTGAACATTTCCTACGGGTGCATAAGCTTTTGAGATATTTTCAAAATTATTTTGAAATAAAGTTCTATTTTTTAATAATTCTGGATCTCCAACAAGAGGTTCAACAACAAAATCTCGTGTTTTTTGATAAATTGCATTAGAGGGTGATATTACATCATCGATTGGACGAATAATATCTACTTTCTCAGCATAAAGAGCTTTAAACAATATGTTAAACGACTCATCCGTTCCTCTTCTTGAATAAAAATCTTTTGATTGACGAATAAATTGTGGTTTATTAATTTTTTCGTTTAAATCTTTTTGAAAACCATGTAAAAATTGATTTTTTGTTTTTTTAAGAAATTCGTCAAGAAATAAAACACTTAAATTTTCAACTCTTGTGTTATTTTCATGATTTTGTGCAGTTGAAATTGAAAAAACAAGATCTTCTGGATCACTGGGATTGCGAAATGATGTAATTCCACTAAAACCTCTTTTACAGTTAACAAAACTTATATCCGTCTTACTTTCATACGTAATTACCTCATCATTTATTTTTAAAAGTCCATAATTGTCAGGAAACCCTTCTGTGTTTGAAACAAAAATAGTAGAAGTTGTTATTCCAGCATAAGCAGTGGTATTTGTTGACTTAATTAAGTTTCCACATTCACTTAATTTAACATATGAGTCAATATTTTGAATTAAATCAATCGGCCCTCCTTTATATTCTTGGCCCTGATAATATTGTGATAGAAATTCCCCAACCAAAGGAAAATCCTCTTGCACATAAGAGGGTAATTGGTTTTTTACTATCTGATTTAACTGGACTCTTTTTTCGGGCATGTTTTATCTTATGATTCTGCCATTTTTGTAACTTGTTGTTACAGTATATGTTGATCCTGATGGGTCAGCACCGGAACTGATCTCATCCACAACCATATCAACTAAACTATTGTCTAATTGTAAGTAAAGGTCTTGCAATCCAATGATATCATTTGATTCGGGAGTGGCTGATATCTCCAGAATGTCAACATTGTCTTTTGTCTTACCTGATACTATATTTATGGGGTCTAAAGTAATGCGTCCTTTCTTATAATCGATCACACCAATATTTCTCCTTTGAATGACAGGAGTTGAAGATCCTTCATTTAAGGAGAATAATGATATTTGCCCTTTTTCTGCTGTTGAGTCGGGAACATCATACAAATATACATCAGTGTTTATATTTAAAACACGAAAAGAACTTGAACGAATATTAAATCCATTCATTGACCTCACATGAAACTCATTTCCAAAGTCAACTGCATACTCAGCAACTTCAGACGTAGCTAATCGAAGATCTCTTCTCATTTCAACAGTTGTAATATTAGATGTAACTGATTCATGACTTGAATCGATCACCTTTAAAAAGCGACTATACTTAAATCTCGCCCCATACTTATTTAATTCCGATGATTCTGCATATGATGTTAAATCTCTCTGTACTTTTGTTGAAACAAATGATGCACTTGGTGCCAAATTCGTGTTATAATATACTTTACTGTTTGTTTCAATAAACAAATACTTTAAATCAAGTATTTCTGGAACAATTCCAGCTACAGAATATTTTCTTAGATCCCTTTTGATATTTTCTTTGATTAAATTTGGTACAAAATCGCCATTTCTTGGTTTAATACTTATAAAAACTTTACCATATTGTGGAGGAACAAGTTCCTCTCCTCCAAATACTGAAATTGATTCAGTTTCTGGATAAATTTTGTTCGGAATAAGTATTTCAAAATCATTTGCACTCAAAGCTCTGTTCTGAGTTGAATAAACTTGAGGTGCATATTTACGAATTGAGTCAATACTCTCTATTCTTTCACCACCACTTGATGGAAGTAATGATGATAATAATGAAATACCACTCGTTACAAAAATTTCAACTGAATTTCTTACATATGACACACTTCCGGAGAATGTAAAGGTGCCAACGCCATTTCCATCTGCTCCATTTGTTACAATATATGTAAATTCAACAACGTTTCCATCTTCAAGAGCTTTTCCAAACACTCCATCTCCAAAAATAACTTCATATTGCTCTCCCTCAATCTCTTGGATGAAATAAATGTTAGAATTACCAGTGATTGTAGACTTTGTAACAGCATCAAATAGTTCATCTTGCCTTGAATACTTCGTTTTGACCGAAGAATCAACAGATGGTTTAACAGAAACAACTAAACTGTCTAAATCAATGCCAACATTGGGTAAAATAAACTTTTGAAATGGATTTCGAGTTGAATATACATATGTTTGACTTAAATATGACCCTTCATATACTTCGATTTCATCAAAACTTGCAATTCCATCAACAACTGAGACCGTTATATCCTCTGGAA